TTTAATAAAGCCTTCAAAAGTTTCTTCGGCTTCTTTTTGAGCTGCTGCTCTTACTTCGTTATCTGTCACAGAATTTTGCCTCATTCAACTTAGTATAGTTAAGTTTAGGATGTAGTACAGTATAGATCAAACTTGAATGTAGTTTTTTCATCTGCCTGTTACCGTTGGTAATTTGTCTGACCAGGGAAATTGTTTAAAAATAATTGGTCGTTTAATTTGTTTTTTCAATGTCCGCCTCCGTCAAATACACCGTAATATACCATTCCTATTACAACAAGAAGAGGAATTATTACTGTACAAATTGCAAGGATGACTGGAAACTGTTGTAAAAGTGGTTCTTTGTTTCTCATTTGTTAAGTCCAAAGCAAGGTAAGATGTTAACATTGCAGTAGCGACCGTATTCTTCAAGTCCTACCATTGCCATCAGCATTAATACTGGTACAACAGCAATCATAAAAACGATAACTAAAAAAGCCAAACCTAAGCCTTTAGTTGTACAATATTCTGTTTGTTCACTCATCTTCTGACTCCATGTATGATACAAGTGCGTTAAAATAAATTAGTCCTGCGATTGGAAATAATGCTAAAAAGCCTAACATCATTCCAACAATATAGTATGTTTCGTTCATGATCCCCATCCTGCGAACTCATCTTTGTTTTTCATTCTTACGTGCCGTGTCGGCAACTCATTCTTGGTTTCTTCTAGTGCTTCGTAATTAGGGCCAAGCACTACCATGTACTTCTTAAGGTGTAATTCACTATTAAATGACATTACTTGTACATCACCTGTGTTTCTATTTAAGATAGCATATTTTTTCATTAGTCTCTAGCATCCTTCTCGAGTGCTCTTACTAAACCGTAAAAGATTGCGCCGACTATTACAAGAACAATAATAATATCAATCATGCTCGCCACCATTGCTACGTCCGTTGTACCCGTCAACAGTTCTTGTACCTGCTAATTTATTAAGGCGCTCTGGACGCTTATCTGCTTCACGCATTACTGCTGACGTAATAAAGATACCACCAATGATTATTGTATGTACTAGAGCACTTATACCAAAGTAGGAAATGCTACCAATATACAATGCAAACACTGCACACCACATATAAGCAAGTAACTGGAACACCATGTGTCCAGCCATTGGATCTAATTTACGTAAGGGTGAGTTCTCAATTGTCATTACACTTTTCCACGCATCCTTAGCATGTTTAAAAACGCTAACTGGTAGAAAGATATCTGAAGGTTTATAATTCATTTAATTCTCCGTGTGTGTTGTTGTTACTATTATTATGTAGTGCGGTTGATTAAAGAGTCAAGACTTTTTGGAAGATTTTTTTACTTTTTTTTGCGGTTTTTTTACATCTACTGGGTGCGTTAAATTAGCACGGCCTTGTAGTGGTTTGATAGCATCTTCAGCTTGCTTGCGATTCCAGCTAAATTTCTTCATGGCATCTTTGTATAGCTGCTCTTCTGATTTAGCAGCATGGATTAAACCATTTAGAAACTTATCTATCTCAATCCAGTTCATCCGCCTGGTACAAATCCTTTAGGACGAAACCATACCTTCTGATCGTGTATGCGTCCTAGTAGTTCTTGTATCTCGTGCATCTCATTTTTGAGTTGTTCGGATGTTTCGCCTTGAGCAATGCTTAAACCTCTTCGGCCAGCTTTTGCTCTAAGTGCATGTTCAATTATCTCAATATCTCGTATTGTAAGTTCGAACTTCTTATTGTACATTTCTAGTCCTGTGTTTGTGTGTTGGAGGCATTCTGTTGCCCGGGGCCTCCGTAACCGCGAACTGCCCTTAGGCTGCTTCTAAGACTCCATCGAAGTCAAAAGAAAGTTCAGGTTTGAAATTGTCATTTGCAATTATCATTTTTCTTGCGTTACGTAGCTTGCGCACGATTAACTCCACTTCACTTTCACACCTGTCGATCCTATTTCAGCCCCAACATAAAAATACTATCTGTCTTTATACTTTACCATAATGGTCCATTCTGGATGTTTGCTAACAAGTTCACTTGCTTCTAACAAACTATCATAGGTGTCTATGATACTTCCAGTCTTTAGATTCATTACATAGTACATTTAGTATCCTTATGGTGGAGCTGCGCGGTACTGCCCCGCGGTCCAGTATGTGTCTACGTTGCTTCAACGTCAACATATTATTTATAACATCAATATGTGGTGTTGTCAACCTTTTTGATTAGATGAGTTCCATGCTTTGATTCTATCAGCTCTTGTGTAGCCTCTATCTAAGTGCCACGGATCGATGTTTAGTTTATCAGCAATATCTTGTGCTGCTTCTGGCGTACGACAGATTGTAACAACATCTCCACGTCTACCGCCTGTCCTTACTTTCCAAATTGCTTCGCCTTTGACATTCTGATCTGCATATACTTTGTGATCGTTATTTGGCATTATTTTCTGTCCCATCTATAAAATTTATGATTACCTATTGTACCTACTACTGTAAGCTCTTTAGCCCATTTTGGATTAACATAGTGTGCATGGTAATGTGTTGCACCTTCTGTAATACCAATATATGATTTACTTTGCATCATCTTCCAAGCAATGGTTTGGGCATTTACCCACGAATCCATATCTTGTGGCGTGTCTGGCTTGCCATCACAATACCAACTAAACTGGCATTTGTGTCTAATCATATTTCCTTGTTTGTCTACTCTACCCTGCTTGACCACAGCACATACTGTGTCAGGATAGCGTGTATCATTTACTCTGTTGATTACTACATCAGCAACAGCAATTTGGTCAGCTAAACTTGATCCTCTAGATTCGTAATATATATTAAGAGCTAGACAATACTCGTCTGGAAATATATCTGCCAAATAGTTAACTTTTGTTTCTGCTGATAAAGTAGTGGCACTGACTAATAGCATAGTGAGTGCAATGTATAAACGTTTCATTTCTGCCTCGTAAGATTATTGTTATTGTTCGTCTTCAGGGTCTGTTGTGATTAGTTCATAGTATACCAAGTCAAGTAATTCATCTAGTTTAAGATCTGCTCTGTCTTGATCTAGTTGAAATGTTATGCCTGGATCCATATCGTCTAGGCTCCAGTCTTCGTCTTCTTCGACACCGAGGAACAGATTAACTTGGTCTTCAGTAAGCACTTCGTGCCTCTGCTCTGCCTCCCATAAAAAACCGATCACAAGTAAACCTAATGTAATTTCTTCATCAAGTATACCGCGATCGGTAATAAAGTCTAGTACATATTCACGTATGCTATCATACGCAAACATTCTATCTGCAATGCCTTTTAAATAGTCCGCAGATTCATCGCTCATTAGAGTGAATTCTTACGGTCTTGAATTTCAGCTCTGCGAGTCTTTGTCAGTTTGCCTAGGTCGCCAAGTGCCTTACGGGCACGAGCTGCTGCGGCTTTTACATTCTTTGCTTCGAATGTTTCTGACTCTGCAAGATAGTTGTTAAACGCTTGCACGATTTGGTCGTGTTGTGACTGTTCGCTCATTCTAATTCTCCTTATAAGTTAATATAACATCTGTGTTGTAAGTTGTCAACCATTATCCACCTGCGAAAACGTTAGGTGATCCTGCGGTGATTGCTCCGCCATCTGTTGAATCTCCTACTCTTGCAAGTGGCTTATTGCCAACAAACACAGTTCCTGATCCTACGTTAATTGCTGCTGCATGAGGAACACAAACAGGACCAGCTGGGATAGTATGTGGTGCTGTTGGGTCGCCTTTGCATTCTACTGGAATAGTATTAGCAAATACTTTAGAAGGAGAACCATGAGGTCCTACTACTGTTGTAGTTGTGTCACATCCATGTCCGGTAGTCGTCGGATCGTCTTTTCTAGCTACTGCTGGCATATAGTATTTATAACTGAATACCAGTTGTGCTGCTAATATATTGCTTTGCCATTTCACCGTCTGTTCTGCACACTAATAATAAGCTGTGCTTATTAAATGGTACTTCACTGTCTGGATTAATAGTAAACGCAAATTGTCCTAAGCCTACACCTTGTTGGTGAGCAATCACAGCCATTACTTTCTTAAGGGTAATAGTAGTTGCATCCTCACTAACAAAACGTCCAACAAGCTCTTCGCCTGCTGCTGTCTTAAGAGTTACAGTGTCACTGACACCGTATGGTTTATCTAAGATCATAATGTATGTCCTGTTCCGTTATATCCTGTGTTTTCAACATAGGCACCAAGTTGATCGTGGCCGCCTATTTTTTCACCATTTATAATAATTTGCGGAAAGGTTCTTGCGCCAGGAAATTCTTCTAGAATTTCTTCTCTTGTAAAGTCAACATCAAGTTGCTTGTACTCATAAGCTAAGTTGTTACGTTCGCAAAATGCTTTTGCTTGATCACAATGCGGACATTGTGGCTTTCCCCAAATAATTATCATAAACTAAATCCTTTAAAAGTGTCGTTGGACACATCTTGTTTTGTGCCTCCGATTACGTAACTACTTATCTCTGTTTCCTGCGGAGCAACCTGCACTTCAGCGCCTGAGATCCATTTTTGTGTCCAAGGTAGTGGATTAGCTTGTGGTACTTTGTATGGTGACTTTAAGTTTACATTGTTCATTCTGCGTGTGCAGATCCATTCAATATAATCACTTAATAGTTCTGTGTTTAGTCCAATCATTGAACCATCTTTAAACAAATAGTCAGCCCATGCCTTCTCTTGATCAACAGCATCAACGAACATATCAATACATTCTTGTTCTGTTTCTTCTGCAATCTTTGCAAAGTCTGGATCATCTGTTTTAAGAATCTTTAGTAGCATCTGTGTAGATGCAAGATGTAAGTTTTCATCGCGGGCAATTAATTTAATAATCTTAGCGTTGCCTTCCATCTTCTTTAGTTCGGCAAATGCCCAACTACATGCAAAACTCACATAGAAACGAACACCTTCTAAGATGTTTACGCTCATTAGTGTAAGCCATAACAATTTCTTTAGCTCGTATAAATTTACAGTTACATTACGTGCTTCTCGATTACTTGTAATTTGATGTGTACCTTCACCTAACAAGTTGTACCACATGCTCATTTCAATCAAGTCATCGTAATACTTTGAAATATCACCTGCGCAGTCAACAATCTCTTTGATGTCCATTAGTTCATCAAATACTTTGCTTGGGTTTGTGTACACGTTACGGATAATGTGAGTGTACGAGCGACTGTGAATAGTCTCTGAGAATGTCCATGTTTGGATCCAGTTCTCAATCTCTGGTAAGCTCACAATAGGAGCGAATGCTTCTACTGGTGCTCTGCCTTGTACTGAGTCTAGCAAGATCTGACGCTTCAAATTGCTTGTAAAGATATGACGCTCGTGATCAGTAAGTGCTTTAAAGTCTTTTGCATCTGCATAGATATCTACTTCTTCTGGTCGCCAAAAGAATCCTAACTGCTTGTCAGTTAAGTTGTCAAATGTTTTGTATTTTAGTGTGTCGTAACGCTGGATTGTTGGTCCGCCTGAAGGATCAAAGAAAGCAGTTACTTGTGTGTGATCGACTCGATTGTCGACGTCAAAAACGCTCATAGAGTTTTTCCTCTTGTTAAATGTATATGTATATTAACACGCATATCACTGCGTGTCAAGTTTTAAATGGTGCAGCTTTCGCAATCTTCATCATCAACTTCGCTAGGTGCAAGTTCTTGTTCCATTAGCTTGCTAACGTCTAGTTCACCTTGTCCGTCATATGTGTTGAAGTAATACAATTGCTTCCCACCATATTTATAAAACATAAGTAAATGTTGCATCATAACGCTCATTGGAATCTTTTCATCGTCATAGAACGTAGGATTGTAACTTGTGTTTACACTTACGCCTTGATCGATATACTTTTGTAGTACAGCCATAATTTTAATATAGCCTTCTGGGCTACGTTGATCCCATAGTAAATCATACTTGTTCTTTAGACGTTTGTACTCAGGTACAACCTGTTTAAGAACACCATGCTTTGATTGCTTCACACTGATTAAACTACGTGGAGGCTCAATGCCGTTAGTTGCATTTGCAATCTGCGCACTTGTTTCACTTGGCATAAGAGCCATTAGTGTTGAGTTACGGATGCCTGTTGCTTTTAGTTGCTCACGTAGTCCTTCCCAATCCATACGTTCCATATGCGGAACTAGTTCGTCTACATCTTTCTTGTATGTTTGATTAGGTGTAATGCCGTGTCCGTATTTTGTTTCCATGTTGCCGCTTGGTGCACCTTGCTCTGCTGCTAGGTCTGCACTTGCTTTGATTAGATAGTAACTCCATGCTTCGGCATACTCGTCAATAAGAGCAAGTCCTGTTGCATCTACATCTTGATAGTTCATATCACGCTTTGCTAACCAATATGCAAAATTGATGATGCCAACGCCTAAAGGACGGCGCTTCTCTGTAGATAACTGCGCTGCTAAGATAGGATAGTTCTGATAGCT